ATAGAACCTGTCGAGATACCTGCGGGTGGGATTGCAACTTTTCTAACAGCCCGAGAGGGTATGTTTGCTGACGACGACGATGAATTACCCGCTGGTGGTATTGCATCGGTTAAGCAAGTAGCTGACAAACTTGCTGAATACGGACGCCATGAAGACGAATACATGGTTCACGCTGCAGAAGGCGAAACGGTTATCCCGATGGAGGTCTTCCGCAAAAATCCCATACTTAAAGAAAACATATACCGACAAATGCGCGACATGGGCCTTGAGCCAGAGCGTTATGTTATCGGTAACGAACTGAATTCAATTAACCCAGTTACAGGACAGCCTGAGTTTTTTATTAAAAAACTGTTCAAAAAACTGGGTAAATTTCTTAAAAAAGCGATCAAAGTTGTATTGCCCATCGCGTTAAACTTTGTTTTTCCCGGTCTTGGTGTAATCGCTAGTGCTGCTATCGGTAGCGGTATTGGCGGGCTTATACAAGGAGAAAGCTTCGGTGAAGCTCTCAAATCGGCGGCAATTGGTGGTTTGACTGCTGGTGTAGCCAAAGGCGTGTCTGGCGGCATTGGCGCTGTTAAAGAGGGCGGTAAGTTTGGAGCAGGGTTTAAAGCTGGTTTTCAAGCTCCGGCTGGCACAAGCGCGTTTCAAGCGGGTCAATCTTCAGTATATACCCCCACTGCTGCGGATTTAGCCACTAAAGGCGAAATGTTGTATGGCAAGGTAGACTTTGACGCATTACAAGCACCGCCTTCTGCGTCCGGAGCACCGGGTCCTAGCACTGCAGGAGCACCGCCTTCTGCGTCCGGAGTTCCTTCCGGAGAATTTACGGGCAAACCATATTTATTAGGCGGAACAGAAAAAGTTCCAGTATCTTCCGGAGAATTTACGGGCAAACCATATTTATTAGGCGGAACAGAACCTGTAACAGATCCGACGGTAACGCAAACCGGCGTTGATGCTGGAGCAGTTGTAGATGCCGCATCAAAAAAAGTTACAACCACCGCTCCGTCAATGACTGCACAAACAGCGGAACAGTTTATTAAAGATTCTACGGTTAAATTGCCTGATCTAAGTGACAGTTTTAGAAAACTAGGCCCCGGTGGCGGCGATTTTATGGAAGGGGCCCGTGAAATATTTATGCCTAGAAACGCTCTTCGGAATCAAGCTCGAAGTTTTGTAGAAAATGCAATTCAAAGCGGCGAACTAACGGGCGTAGAACTAGGAACTAAAGCGTTTGATAACGTAGTTAGTGAAATAATGAAAAATCCCGGCTTCATGAGACGGATTTTACCCGGAACTATTGCGGCAATGGGTATTGGAAATTTGGTTAATCCTAGCCAAAACCCTGATCTTCCGGACATGTCGGGCGAAGGCATCAGTCAGGCATTGACGTTACTTGAAGAAAACCCTGACCAGTACCGTTCATTCCAAAATTTAGCGATACGCGGCGGTGGTCAATTTTCTCCTTTTGAGATCCAACCTCTTTATAACGATCCTTTGGGTACTACAACTTATCAGTCGGTAGCCGATGTTGCTACTGGCGGCGGCATGAACATAGAAGATTTTCCACCCCGCATAGGAAGAATATCGGGTCCCGGCACAGAAACTTCTGACGACATTCCCGCCATGCTGTCTGATGGCGAGTTTGTAATGACTGCTGAAGCAGTCCGAGGTGCAGGAAACGGTAGCCGTGAAGCGGGTATGCGTAACATGTATCAAATGATGAATCAATTTGAGGCGATGGCCTAATGGCAACTGAAGAACAAATAACCCGGCAATATGTCTACGAAGACCCGGCGATAGCTGCGTACAAGCTGGGGCTTTACCAAGACGCACAAAACTACATGAAGCAGTTGACGGATGCGGGAGTTCTACCTCCTACGCAAGCCGTTGCTGGCATGACTGCAGATCAACTAGCTGCTGGAAATATATTAAGGTCCGGGATTGGCGGCTATGAACCTTATTTGCAAGGCGCGTTGCAAGCGACACAGGCCGGGCAAGCTGCCATAACCGGCGGTGCCTTACCGGCGATACAGGAAGCCATGCAGGGACAACGCCTTGGCATGAGCACATTGCGTGATGCACAGTCGTTGGCTGCTGCCACCAGAGGACAACCTTATCAAGCTCGTGACGCAGCAATGGCTGGATTACAGGGTGCCGAACAACTCGGACGACGGGCCGCTTCGGATGCGCAAGCCCGTTTAGGTCAAGGTGCTGAGCAAGCTAGAGCCTTAGCTGGTGATGTGGGAATCGGTGCTTTGGGCACTGCACAGGCACTTGGTGGACAACTTGGCGCGGCGACACGAGGCGGCATACAAGCAGCACAACGTGGCGAGCGGGGCATACTAGGCGCACAACAACAGTTAACTGATGTGGCGGGTCGTTTTGATCCTGCAGCGGCAGAGGGCGGTATTGCGTCGTTTATGGACCCGTTTACGCAACAAGTCATAGAAGCTGAACAAGCAGAGATTGCTCGACTAGGCGAACAGCAAAAACGCCAAGCTAGAGGGCAACAAATAAAAGCTGGAGCCTTTGGAGGTTCCAGGGGTGCTATTCAGGAAGCTGAAATAGGTCGAAATGTATTAGAACAACAAGCACGGACCGGGGCACAACTCAGGAGCCAAGGTTACCAACAGGCTGCGCAACAAGCACAGCAAGCCTTCGAGCAATCCAAAGCAAGACAGCTTCAGGGTGCAGGGCTCACGGGCCAATTAGCTGGCACAGGGGCTCAGTTAGGCATGTCAGCGCAACAACAAGCTGCAGCAAACGCACGAGCGTTGGCACAAAGCGGTTTGGCGGCGCAACAACTACGCGGGCAGACGGGACTACAGGCAGGTGCTATGGGTCAACAGGCAGCCCTACAAGGCGGCCAGCTAGGTCTTTCAGCAGCACAGATGGCGCAGCGTGGCGCACAGGCCGGGGGCCAGCTAGGATTGCAATACGGTCAACTAAGTCAGGCTGATGTAGCACAACTCGCTGCAATGGCTGGACAACAAGGTCAGATGGCACAGGGCATCGGCGCATTAGCCGGTCAGGCTGGACAACTTGGCGGCAGGTTGGGTGCGCTGGGACAAGTTCAAGCCGGTCTTGGACAACAGGCTCAACAGCAACGAGCCTTTGACGCTTCCCAACTTATGGGTTACGGCGGCACTCAACAGCAGCAAGCACAAAACGTTCTGAATGCTCAATTTGCTGCCGAACAGGCTGCTTACCAACAACCGTTCCAGCAACTCGGATTTATGGCTGACCTAACTAAAGCGTTACCTTCTTCGCAAAGCGCCATATTCCAACAACAGTCACCAAGTCCGGGCTTTGGTCAACAAGTAGCTGGTCTGGCAATGGGGGCAGCCGGTTTATCGAGGGCTTTCTGATGATGAGAGAACGACTACCGCAAGGACTGGAAAACCTGATCCAAAGCATCGGAGACATGCCAATACCTGAAAACGGGGAGGCTGATATTTCTATTAAGATTCGTGGAAACGACGTGATGGAGCGGCCCATGTTTGCTGCTGGAGGGGGCGCAAATAAATTTCCTGACCTGAGTGGTGACGGGAAGGTTACACAAAAAGACATTTTGATGGGCCGTGGCGTTATACAAAAACAAGCCGGTGGTCCTATTCCAGACATGCCGATGCAAGCCCCTGTTGAACCTCCGCCCGAACAGGTGATGCAAGTGCAGGAAGTAGAACAACAGGCTGACATGGAAGGTGAGCAGGTTGGTCTGGATTATTTGGCACGTACAATGGACGGGATTGACGCGGCTGAAGATGTTGAAGAAATGATAAATGCCATGCGTGGTAACGAAATGCCACTCGAAGCACGGCGCATGGAACTAGCAGAGTTTGTTGGTCGAGACGACGCAATGGCTACACCCGAGACTGTACTAGCTATGGTACAGCCTACCATCATGTTAAGTGAAGAGGGTGCCATGAACAGCGGTATTGGTGACCTGATGCGTCAAATAACCGAAGATGTAGACATGGCTACGGAGGGCGGCGCACCTACCGATATGGGGGAAGGGCTGGGCGGCTTGATGATAGCTGGCGCACCAATGCCACAGGAACCGGTGCAAGGCTTTGCCCAAGGCGGTGCTGTAAAAAAGTTCGCAAAGGGTCGGGAAGTTTCTAACGCCGGGAACATACAAGGTTATTACGACGAATACCTACCGTTTTTTCAAAACATTATTGGCGATTACGACTCAGACCGGGATAAAGACGTAGGTTTGGCAATGGCTAAAGCCGGGTTTCAATTTGCTTCAGGCCGTGGGCCAAAAGGCGAAAACATTGCAGGACGACCTTTCCTGTCTCAACTAGGCACCGTGGGCACTCAGTTTGCGGAAGATATTGGACAAATTCGAAAAGACTACCGTAAACAAGACATGGGTTTACGAACTCTAGCTGCCCAAAGCGCAATAAAAGATGTGCAAACCGACAAGGAAACGGCTGCCTCCATAACAGCGGCTAACCTAAAATATATTCGAGATTTGCAAATAGAGTCTCTCAAACAAAACGCACCCGTTGTCAAAACTTTAAAGGATTTATCTGGCCGAGAACGGCTCGTTAGTTATAACCCCAAAGACGGCACTATGTTAACTTTTGATACGCCTGAACAAGCTCAAGGTTATGCAGCGCGGTTGGGAACCGAAGCCGATATGATGACGGACATCGGCAACAACCTACCTTTCTTTAAAGAAGGAAAGTTGTCGGAGCCTAACATGAATGCTTTTTTAACGGCAATAGATACGGTTTACACTCCCAAATCCGGGATTCGAGGAGGCTTGGAAAATAAACTGCCAATGGACTTAGCGGTTGCTTTAGTTGAAGAAAACAAGAAACAGCCTCTTGCAGGTCGCATCAATCAAAAAATTCTTATAGAAGCGCAAGCACTTGTAAATAATCCAGCACAAAAAATTCTTGAAAATTTTGAGGATGATGTTGCAAAAGAAAGAGAATTAGAACGAGAAATAATACCAATAATTCGAAAAGGAGAAAACGTACCGGCGTCTTTTGGTGCTTTGAATAATCTAAACAGATTCAAAGCACAAGTATCGGAATATTTTAGGGATCTTAGGGGCGGAAAAGCGGATTTAGATAGTTTGAATAATATAATCAGCACTGACATTCACATGAATCATTTGGCAAACACGATTACTCGTTTGCAATATGAAGAGGCGGGCGCTGAAAGGTTAAAAATGGCAATAGAGTTAGCTGCAGAACAAGCTAAGGTTTTATATGCTACGACGCCGCCCGGTCTTACCGTGCAAGAACAAATGCTTTGGAACCGTGCCGAAGACAATCAAGTGCTTGCAACGGCCAAAAAACTTAGAGACGAAATGAAAAATCTTCGCAGAAACGCTGAAGATGCACAAGCTTCCAGACAACCTGGAATGGATTCTTCAGGGTACAGTGAAGGCGACTTGCGGTTAGCTTACAAACTTTTGACAGAACAAAGATTGGCTGTAATCGAACAAAGTTTAGATAACGTTATTGCTGCTTTTGAAGCGGATATGGGATTTACTTCTCGCCAACCGAGAGGTAAGGGGTTCAAAAAACGAACAGAAGCTCAACGGTCTCTTCAAGAAAGGGGCATTTTTAAACCGGAAGAGGAACAACTAAGTCCTGCGTTGGATATGTTATAGGTAAGTCCTAGTGAGTGAATTAGCCTTAGAAGACGAAATTGAAGTAGAAAACAAACCTGCAGAGGGAATGTCTGATTTACCGGGGGCTACCGCTCGGGTAAGTCCTGATTTAGAAACTTTTGTTAGGGTTGTGCGCCAATACGGATTGCCAGAAACTACTAAAGCTTACGTGCAAAAACAAGAGGGCGCTGGCCGTTACACGGAATTAAGAAACCAAGGCTTACGGAACATTGATATTCTTCCAATGTTCGTTAATTTTGAAAAGTTAGATGTTCCAGTAACAGATTATCAGGAACAGGGGTTATCTTTAAACGAAGCGTCCGCCTTGTTAGCTCAGGACATGGGCGTTGATCTCGATCAGTTAAGAACGGAAGACGGCACTTCTGCTTTAGAATTTTTGCAAACATTTGCTAAAGGACGGAAACTTACCACAGGAGAAGCTGCTGCGGAGGGCACTGCACGTGGAGCCACGGTGGGTATTCCCGCCGTAGCTGGCATGTCGGGAGCAATGTTAGCAGCAGCGTCACTTGCCACCCCTCCCGGAGCAGCCGTTATGGGCCTTATTGGTTTAGGCGGTTTAATTGTCGGTGGTTACGGTGGGCAAAAGTTAGAAGAATTAATTTTTTCGTCTGACCCCGTTCTTGATCCCAATGCTTCCGCTACTTTGGAAGCTTTCAAAACAGGAACAGAAATGTTGCCCGCTTTTGGTTTGCCTTATGCTTCACGTAAAGTGACTCAATACGCTTTAGGCAACCGAGGCCCCTTTGCAAATCATTTAAAAAACTATATTGAAAGTCGCAAATTCAATTTAACAACACGGGATCAAAAAATCTTCGAAGATTTAGAGCCCTATGAAATGAGCTTGATCAGATCAGATCCAGTGTTTGCACGTATTCAACGTATGTACCAAGAAAATCCTAAAGCGTTTATGGGCACAGAGTTAGTTGCAGGTGCGGGCACTATGGCGGGCTCTTATCTTGCTGAACGAAACTACCCCGGACAAATGGCTCCTAAAGTGGGGCTTGAAATTGCTGGCGCAACTTTTTTTAGTCCTTTAACCGCGTTGCCATATTTTTTTGCTGGCAAAGGGTTTCTTCAAGATGTCATGCAAAAAGGAAAGGATTTACCACAGTCCGAACAAGAAGAGAGAATTGGAGCAGCTCTTGTTTCTTTGATGAGAGAATTAGGCGAGGAACCGCTTGAAATCCAAAGAAGGTTAAACGAAGGCCAGTTAACAAAATCTTTTGAAAGCCTCATTGAAGATTATCCAGCACGAAGGTCTTTGTTAATGGAAGACTTAGACATCGTAATGACTCCTCGCCAACTCGCAGATAGCACTACCTTGAGTTATTTGGAAGCACGTCTTCGCCGTGAAAACGGTAAATTGAGTATGCAGATGCAAACTAATTACGATCAACAAGTAAAAGAAATATCTACTTTGATCAAGGCTTTAGCATCTACCGGCGATCCCGATGCTTTAAACGTTGCAGGAACCTTGCGAAAAAGATTTTTTGAAGAACAGATTGAACAATCCCTTGATGTTGCTTTACGAGATCAAACTCGTGTATACGAGCGGCTCAAACCAAAAACGTTAGATGCTCGAAACAAAGCCAGCGTAACAATCGATAACATTGTTATGAAAACTTTTGACGACGTGAGAAAACAAGAATCTATTTTACACGAAGCAGTCCCAACACAGTTAGAGATTGGTCAGGGTAATCTTTTAAGCTCATTACGTGGAGAACTTCAAGATTTAGAACCGGCAGTCGCATTAGACGTTTTACCTCGAATAGTGCAAAACATCGGTAAAACTAACGACCAAAATTTACAAGCAATGATTTTGGATCAACAAATTGAGTTTCAACGAGGCGTGGTTGCTCGTCTCACTGCTCGCGGCAGCGCGGCAGAAAACTTAGTTAAAGTTAAACAACAACAAAAAATATTAACCGATTTACAAAAAGATAGGGCCAAACTACCAGACGAGTTTCAACCTTTAACTTACGGACAGCGCAAAAGAACTCGTTCGGAATTGTTACGAATGGCCCGAGAAGCAGCTTCTGGAGAAAACCCAAGTTCAGTGAACTCCAGGTTGTACGGGGTTTTTGCACAAGCCATACTCAGAGACTTACACGACGTTGAAACAATACGAAACATCAACAATTTATCTGCGGACCAAGTAAACGAAATTGGCCCGGCAATAGATAAAGCCAACGCTTTTTCTACGGCTTTGAACGATGTTTTCAGAAGAGCTTTTCCAAACCAAATTTTGCGTGATAAATCAACTGGAGCTGATTTTGTTATTCCTGAGTTGATGTACAAAAAAATAATAGCTGGCGCCGATGACGAAACAATCTTACGTGTCAAAGAGTTAGACGATGCTATAGGGTTTTTAGTTAAAAACACGGCTCCTACGTTTGATGACGCTGTTGCTTATAAAGCAAACTCTTTAACGATGAGAGAGTCTTTGGACACTATTTTAAGGCACCTTGCTTACGACAGAAACATTATGAAACCTGATCCTGAAAACCCCGATCAGTTTCTTGTCGATCAAAACGCTTTGTACAAATTTATAAAGGACAATGAACAAAGTCTTGATCAATTACCTACTTTAAAAAGCGATTTAGAAGACGCAAAAATATCTACGCAACTCCTTAACAAAGCTCGTTCTGACGTTCCTCAAGATGAGTTAGAGTTTTTTGATTCTGATTTGTTTTTTGAAGTTGTCGGAGAAAAACCCTACCTAGCTTTCGAAAGGATTTTAGATCCAAAAAACCCCAATCCTCGACAACAACTTGAAAGTTTAATCAATACTTTGCGTGGCGCTGCCAGTTTACGAGCAGATGATCTTCAACAATCAAGTTCTCGCGGCACTCGCGTCCCACGAATTAACATACAAGACATTGACGATAAAATAAAAAGCTCTATTTTTGATTATGCTTTACAAAAAAACCAACCTAACATGTCAGAGCCTTTAAATTTTAACGGCATGTACGACACGTTTTTCAAACCTTTTCAATCAGGAGGTGCGCCTCTTGCTACTATTTTAGAAAAAGAAGGGGTAATCACTGCAAGAGAACGTTTAAATTTACAAAAAATGCTTAAAGCAGGTCGTACTTCACAAGAAAAATTAAGTGCGCCTGATTTTGAAGTTGAAAAAGATTTAGAGACAGGCATGGATTTGTTGGTAGGCGCAGGAACACGGATCGCAGGTTCTCGTTTAGTAACCACCTTAGCTGATTTTATTCCTTTCACGCGAGGTCAAGGTCTAATCGAGGCCAACATAGGTGCTCAATACGCAAAAAAATTATTAGAAAGTATTCCAAAGTCTACGGTTAACGACGTATTAGAAGACGCAATTTTTGGACCGGAAGCTGCTGAAAATTTAAACCGTTTGTTGAAAAAAGGCATATTCCGCGTTAAAAGCGACAAACGAACAACAGCTACTCCACGAAAACGCGGCATGTTGAAAAAAGCGTTATCTCGTTTTGCTGACGTGCAAAAACTTAACGCTTTCTTAATTCCTATCATCGGGGATTTTACAATCGATCAAGGTGGGGTTTTTGCTCCTGATGATTTTAGTCAGGAACGTTACGAAGAACTTCAAGAGTTTCGTAGCCAACCCAGCGGTGTACCCAGAGGCAGGAGTGGACGTAACGCGCCTATCCAAACGTTTAATCCACCGGCCCCTGCAGCGGCTCCCCCGCCACAAGCTCAAGCTACACCACCAAACCCGCAGCTTAGACAACGCTACGCAGCCATGTATCCCAACGACCCTATATCGGGCTTAATCGAGCAACAAGCCATGCAGACCGGCATTGGGACTCTACCTACCTAACTGAGCCACTGCTTGGTTTCTTCGCCTAATACCTGCGAAGCCAGACTAACCTTGTTTTTTAACGCTTTAATGATCTTTTCATCGACAGTGTTTGGACTAACCAAATCGACATACAAGACGTGGTGTTCCTGACCGATTCGATGCGCACGGTCCTCGGACTGTAGTCGTATCTCAAGATCGTAGGAGTTATTGTAATAAATGACGTTGGTTGCTTCTGTCAGGGTTAGTCCATATCCGCCGGTCTTTGGGTTAGCTACCAGAAAACGTAACTCACTGTCCGGTTCTTGAAACAAACTGACAATTTCATCCCTGTCGTCCTGAGAGGTTTGCCCGTAGAACACGGCCGACGAGTCATGCCCGTAACGAGTAGCCAAGGCATCCGCAATACGGCGAATGTCCCAAACGTAAGATGCCCAGATAATTACTTTACCCATCATCTCGTCCACAACGTTAAGCATCTCGCTCATTCGGTTGCTATCGAGTGCCTGTATGTCTCCATCGTCGGTGCGCAGGTGACCACAACAAATCTCCTGCAATCGCATAATCTGGGTCAAAACGCTTTGCGTAGTAGAAAGCTCGCCCGCATCTAACATAGCTAACGCATATTCTTTCATTTGTTTGTAAGCTTTTTGCTGCTCATTCGTTAACTCTACATTGCGTGTCATATAAACTTTTTTGGGCAAGTCCAGACATTCTTCTTTCAATACCCTGTGTGAAAAACGATCCAGCTTTTGGTTCAACTCCCCCAGGTTACGGTAGCCTGTAATTTGTTGGAAACTGCGAGCCCCAAACTTGCGCTGTTGCACAACAGCGTAGCGACCCTGAAACGCATAATAAGATTCAAACCCCAACAAACTCGAACCAAGGAACTCACACTGTGCATACAGGTCCATTGGAGTTTTAGTTATGGGAGAGCCTGTCAGGATGCGCTTGTACTTGGAGACCTTGCCTAACTTGACGATGTTTTTTGTCCGCTGGGCGTTACGGTTCTTGATTGAAGTGCTTTCGTCTACCACTACAAAGTTATCCGGGTTTATTTCAAGGAACCGTTGAGCCACCTTTGTACCTTTTTGTGTGGACAAAGCTTCGGTGTTCATCACCAGAATGCGCAACACAGAGTTGTCTGTGCCTCGTGCGACTTCGGTCAGACGTTTCTTAAACTTCTGCGTCTGGTTTGGTTGCCAAAGCAAAAGGTCTACCTTAACGTTGTCTGACAAATGTTGAGGGATCTCTTTGTTGACCCAGTTGCTATACACCCCCTTGGGGGCAATAATTAGGGCCGTGTTGATTTCACCTTCGGTAAACAACGTACCCATCGTGTCGATTGCCACTTTGGTTTTGCCCGTTCCCATCTCCATAAATAGGGCGTAAGCGGGGGTTTGCCAAGAGTTGTCGTAAGCCAGTTGTTGGTGTTGGTAGGGATCTGTTTTAAATTCGTACATTTTTGCCTCTTTACTTGACATGAGATTATATGGGAGTATTCTTGGATTGGGAAGTGTCGAAAGACACTTAATTAAATAAACACGATACGAGGTACACGATGAGCGACCCATTGGATCATTTGATCGATGAGATGCAAGGCGACAGTAAAAGCGACTTGAATCTACCTGACGACTCTGGACTTTCAAGCGTGGCGAAGATTGCGGATCAGATCGTAGCCAAGCAAACGGAAGTCAAAACACTGGAAGAAGACTTGAAGAAAGCGAAAGCAAAATTGCTGAAGCTGACTGACGAGGAACTTCCCAGTGCAATGCAAGAGTTAAACATTTCTGAATTTAAACTCGGAGATGGTTCCCAAGTAACACTGAAACCGACTTACGGCGCTCGCATCAGCGAGGAGAACCGTGAGGATGCGTTTGAATGGCTCCGAAAACGAAACGAAGCAGACATTATTAAAAACACGGTGACTGTGCGTTTTAATCGCGAGCAGGACAACGAAGCCAAAGCTTTGGTGGATGACTTGATCCTGAGAAAAATGACTCCTGAACAGAAATCCGAAATACATCCCGGAACCCTAAGATCATGGGCGAAGCAACGTATTGAAGATGGCAAAGAGCTAGACATGAATTTGTTTGGCGTGTGGGTCGGACAGCGAGCCGAAATAAAGAGGACTTAATATATGGCGACGAAAGAAATAGCAGACAACGAAGAAAAAGCAGTTGCGCTAGTGGATTCAGCGTTGTTCGAGCAGGATGCTGGTGCGGGTATGGCAATGGAACAGGATGATTTGGCATTGCCGTTTCTGAAAGTACTGTCAGCATTGGACCCTTTAATCCAAGAGGGTGAAATCGATGCAAAACCTGGTGATCTATTCAACACTGTGACCAACACAGTCTATGCGGGTAAAGAAGGGGTGCGTGTAATTCCGTGCCACTACGAGCGTCGGTTTTTGATGTGGGCACCACGAGGCTCTGGAAGCGGCGCACCTACCGGTATTTATGGCCCGGCAGACGAGCGACCTGAAACCAAGCGCGACGAAAACGACAACAAAGACTACGTTGTCGGTGGGGAAGGCGAGTACATTGATGAGACACACCAACATTACGTGGTGATACTGGAGGAAGATGGTTCGTTTAACACGGCCCTGATTCCCATGAAATCCACGCAGTTGAAGAAGTCTCGGAAATGGAACAGCATGATTGCATCACGGACGATGACAAATGCGAAGGGGGAAGCGTTTCAGCCCCCGAGGTTCAGCCACGTATACAAGCTGTCTACCAGTTCGGAAAAGAACGACAAGGGCAGTTGGCATGGTTGGAATATAGAACTGGACGGAGTGGTTGAGGACGCGAATGTCTATAGAGCGGCAAAACTTTTTCATGAATCCATCAAAGGTGGAGAAGTGACAGTAAAGCACACTCAGGAAGACACTCAAGCAGAGCGGGGCGACGACCCCTTCTAACCGCAACGGGCAGAGTGGTGTCCAAAGGCCCGGCATTTCGTCCTTAGCCGCCGGGCCATCCACTCCTTGGAATAATAATGATAGAGAAATTTAGTACAATTTTCGATGGTTTACGTGCGGCATACGGCACGTTTAAGATCGAAAACCGCAACGAAAAAGGGAAAGCTACCGGCAAAGCTATGATCGTTCGCGAACCACGTACCGAAGCGACGTGGGAGGGACATCTCAGCGGCAACGGCCAGTCTGTCGGCATAATCCCAATCAACGAAAACAACGAATCCCGGTGGGGCTGTATTGACATAGATCAATACAACTTTGACCACCAAGCACTAATCAAGAAAATTTTAGCGGCAAAGCTTCCATTGTTGGTTTGTCGTAGCAAATCCGGTGGGGCGCACGTCTTTTTATTTACGTCTGACTTTATCCCTGCGAAAGATATGCAGGACATCCTGACAAGGTTGTCCGTCAGTTTGGGTTATGCGGGCAGTGAAATCTTTCCAAAGCAGGTGGTGCTTAACCTTGAGCGGGGAGATGTCGGCAACTTTTTGAACATGCCTTATTACGACCACGAGAATGGACTGCGCTATGCGTTCAAAGATGATGGGACGGCAGCCGATCTGGAAGAGTTTTTTACCCTCTACGATGAAAAGGTGCAGACGCACGAGCAAGCACTGGCTCTTAATGCAGACGAGGATGCGGCGAGCCCTATTGTAGATGGCCCTCCGTGTCTTCAAATTCTGTGTCGAGAAGGCATAGGCGAGGGCGCAAGGAACAACGGTTTGTTTAACCTCGGGGTGTATCTGCGCAAGGCTTATCCAGAAACTTGGGACAGTGAGGTCCTTAATTACAACATGCAGTACATCAAGCCTCCGTTGCCTTTGGGCGAAGTCAATACGGTAGCCAAGCAGCTTGAAAGAAAAGACTATGCGTACAAATGCAAGGACGCGCCCATTAACAGCTACTGCAACCCGGAGTTATGCCGAACTCGAAAGTACGGTATCGACGGGGCATCCGCGGCCGCAAAGATAGCAAACCTGAGAAAGTACAATTCTGTTCCGCCCGTCTGGTTTCTGGACGTGGAGGGCAAGCCACTGGAGATGGATACGGACGATCTCTTGAATCAGGCAGCGTTTCAAAGAGCCTGTGTCGAGCAGTTGAACTTTTTGCCAAGGACCATGCAAAAGGCTGTCTGGGAGACTCGGATCAACACGCTTTTGATTGAGATGTCAGAGACCGAGGGGTCGATAATCGAGGTCAGTCAGGACGTGAGCGTCAACGGTATTTTCCAAGACCATCTGGAAGAGTTCTGCACCGGGCATCAGGCAGCAGAGGAGAAAGAACAGATTTTATTGAAGCGTCCTTGGACTGATGAAGATCGACAGGAAACTTTTTTCAGGCTCAAGGATTTAGAGGCGCATTTGCTGAAAGCTAACTTCAAGCATTATAAGACACATCAGGTGGCGCAGCGACTGAGAGACATCAACGGCGAGGCCACGCAGATCAAGATTGCTACTAAGAACGTCAGGCTCTGGAAGATCCCGGCGTTCAAAGCAAACAAGGCTGTTGTAGAAGAACCCAAATTCGCACAAGACGAGGACATACCATTTTGAAACAGGCAGATGGATTAGATGAGGCGTTGATTGGGACCGCGTACCGGATCGATCTTGGAGAGATTCTAGTTTACGATTACGACAAGTGCGTTGAGATTTTTATGGACATCAACGACTGGACTGAAGAAGAGGCGATAGAGTGGGTAGACTATAATGTGGTGGGTGCTTACGTTGGCGAGGGTACACCGATCTTTGTGAAGTTGAGCAGGTAATGCAGCGCATCTTTGGCCCTCCCGGAACAGGCAAAACAACCACTCTCCTTAACCTAGTAGACCGTGCGCTATCTGACGGCACACCCCCCGGAAAGATCGCATTCTTTGCGTTTACCAGAAAAGCGGCCTCAGAAGCCAAGGAGAGGGCCTGTGAGCGGTTTGGATTGGACCCCCGTAATGATTTGCCCTATTTCAGAACCATACACTCTCTGGCGTTCTATTTGACCGGACTGAAGTCTGAGCAGTTAATGACGGCAGGGCATTACCGGGAGGTCGAGCAGAAAATTGGCATCAATCTGGTAACTGGTGAAACGTCACAATACGAAGTTGAAGAGGACCTATCGAACAGCTTGCGTAAGGAGTCTGATCTTTTACGACTGATTACCTTGTCGCGTCTGAAGAAGACACTGCTCCGGACTGAGTACAATTTCAGCGAGCTACAGCACGAGTGGGTTGAAGTGGACTACGCGGCACGGAGCTTGGCCCAATACAAAAAAGCGCATGGTTTGTATGACTACACCGACATGCTTGAACTGTTTGCCAAGTCCGCACATCACACCTGTCCTAAGTTTGAACTGGCAATGTTGGATGAGGCACAGGATTTGAGTCCTTTGCAATGGGACATAGCCCACGAGATCGAAAAGAAGTCTGAGCGGATGTATTGTGCCGGTGACGATGACCAAGCGATCTACAAGTGGTCCGGTGCCGACGTAGAGCATTTTATTAACCTGCCCGGCGGTAGTGAGGTATTAGAACAAAGCTACCGGGTGCCTAGAAAGGTACACGAGGTAGCCGAGCGCATTTGCGGACGCATCAAGCGGCGGTTCCCGAAGCGGTATCTGCCCAGACGCGAAGAGGGCAAGCTCGAACGCATTACAGACTTTGAAGAACTGGACTTGAACCACGGCACTTGGTTGTTCTTGTCTCAGGCCCAGTATTTTTTGAACTCGATCAAAACTCATTGTAAATCCCAGGGTTACTTTTACGAGTCTCAGTCTGGGCATAGTTTGCGATTAAAAATCAGAGAAGCGTTGGAGGGGTGGAAGCTCCTGCAGCAAGGCAAGATGATCACCTACGACAAGGCCAAGACGTTGTACAGCTACATGTCTGGCAACGGTGGTAGAATCCAGCGCGGATTTAAAAAGATTCTTGGGGAAGAAGACGACACGTTCACGTTTGATGAATTGAGGGACAACAACGGTTTGTTGGCGACTCTCGACATGTCGTGGCAACAGGCGTTAGATAAAGTGCCAGATGTTGATGTAGCTTACATCAACGCTCTGTTACGTCGAGGCGAAGACCTGACCGCGCCGCCACGCATCAAACTTTCGACAATACACGGGGCGAAGGGTGGCGAGGCGGAGAATGTGGTTTTGTACACTGATTTAACGGCAGCAGCCGAACAGTCAATGGAAAAGGACCCGGATTCAATGCACCGCGTCTTCTATGTGGCCGTGACCCGGACGAAACAAAATTTGTTTGTTGTTGAGCCCGAAAACTTTTACAGGAGTTATGCCTTATGAAGTCGCTTGAAGAACAGGTTGCTGGAGAGCATTACAAAACCCAGAAGATTCAGCCTATTGAATACATTCTGGCAAACAAATTGCCCTTCATTGAGGGCAACATAGTGAAATATATCACTCGATGGCGTGAGAAAGGGGGTATTGAAGACCTGAAGAAGGTTAAACACTACACCGAAATTCTCATGGAGTATGAAAATGGACAAAGAAACTAGATTGCAGTTCCCTTTATTTACACCGAAAACTGAATGGACTGCCCCGTTTGAGCTAAAAGACCTGACGGGTGCTAAAGAAATTGCGATTGACTTAGAAACAAGAGACCCTCATCTGAAAGAAAACGGCCCCGGCTGGCCGAAAAAAGACGGAGACGTTGTAGGAATCGCTGTTGCGACTGAAGGCTTTGAAGCTTACTACCCTATCGCCCATGCAGGAGGAGGAAACTTAGACAAAAACGTGGTGTTGAAGTGGCTTAATAAACAATTGTCTACAAATTGTCCAAAAATTATGCACAACGCGCCCTACGACTTGGGCTGGCTCAAAGCACTGGGCACCACGGTTAACGGTCCTATTATCGACACAATGATCATGGCTGCACTCTTGGACGAGAACCGATTTTCTTATTCACTGAACGCCCTATCTTACGATTACTTGGGCGAGGCCAAGTCAGAGAAGCTACTGACCGAAGCGGCGGTGGACTTTGGGGTAGACCCCAAGGCCGAGCTATGGAAGTTGCCTAGCCAGTTTGTGGGTCCCTACGCCGAGCAAGATGCCCGGTTAGCCTTTGATTTATATAAGTTTTTTAGGGTTGAGATTAATAAAGAGAACTTGGAAACGGTCTTCGACCTAGAGACTCGATTGACTCCCTGCTTGATAGACATGACCTTTCGAGGCATTCGGGTGGACATGGAGAAATGCGAGCGCACTAAGCAAGAGTTATTAAAACGAGAGAAGATCCTGCTCAAACAGATCAAGGACATGGCCGGTCAGGACGTAGAAATATGGGCGGCAGCGTCCCTTGCCAAGGCATTTGACAAGCTCAAGATCAAGTACGCTAGGACAGGGACGGGACAGCCGTCTTTTACCAAGTCCTTTTTGTCCGAGCACCCGCATGAGTTTGCCAAACTTGTGGTACAGGCGCGTAACCTGAACAAGATACAGGGCACGTTTGTCACCTCGATTATGAAGTATGTGTCGAAAGAGGGCCGCATCCACGGACACATCAACCAGTTACGATCTGACGATGGCGGCACCGTCTCGGGCCGACTGTCGATGGCGAATCCTAATTTGCAACAGATCCCGGCACGTGACCCAGAACTCGGTCCCTTGATCCGCAGTTTGTTTCTCCCGGAAGAAGACGAGCAATGGGCGGCTATCGATTTCAGTCAACAGGAGCCAAGGATTTTGACGCACTACGCCTCGGTGTTTGGTGAGTGGAAGGGTTCACCACTGGGCGGGGCCAAGGAATTTGTTGATGCCTACACCAACGATCCAGAGACAGACTTTCACACAATGGTAGCCGAGATGGCTCAGATTCCACGCAAACAGGCCAAAACCATTAACCTGGGGATGATGTACGGCATGGGCGTTAAAAAGCTTTCTGAGCAACTGGATCTGGATATTGATGAGGCGAAGAGTCTGACCGAGCAATACCACTCCAGAGTGCCGTTTGTGAAGCAGCTTATGGCTGGCGTATCACGCAGCGTGGACAAGAAAGAGGATGGCGCAATCCGTTCACTGAAAGGACGCAAGTGCCGGTTTAATATGTACGAGCCGATAGGCTATGACCTACAGAAAGCCATGCCTAAGAAGGAGGCAAAGGCGGCCTACGGGGACACCACGCCCCTGCGCCGTGCGTACACGTACAAGGCCCTTAATCGACTGATACAGGCTTCTGCAGCGGACATGACGAAACAAGCGATGGTGGACTTATATGAGGCGGGAGAACGACCTCTGCTTCAGGTCCACGATGAACTTGGTTGTAGTGTGCAGGACTTGGCCCACGCAAAACGGATCAAAGAGGTGATGGAGAACGCCATACCGCTCAGGGTTCCCAACAAATGTGACATTGACCTTGGACCTAGCTGGGGCGAGACAAAAGAGGTTAAATGACTTGCGATAATTCGCATAGGGTCTTATACTTTACGCATGGACACAGAAAAGTGGAAATCAGTTTTGGTCCCGGTGCCAGTGTACCGAGAGATCAAAGAAATTGCGCAGATGGAAGATCGTTCGATCAGCGGACAGCTACGCAAAATATTCAAAGAATGGAAGGAAGATCGGATTGCCGAAGCGGCAGAAATCGATCAAAATAGTTTAACTACTTTTTCGGCAGAAAAGTAGAGGCAGGGGTCTACTTCGACCCAGTTGGCCCGTGTCCCGTCCGGGTTGCCGAAGACGGGATAATTTGTTAGTTTTAGGGGTAGAAGAAGTCCCCTAGCTTCTTTAGAAGAGTAGCCAAGGCTCTTCGTCTCAAGACAAACCTGAGTCTTAACACCGCTCGGGCATTCCTTAGCCGGGCCTTAGCTTTGCCGAAGTTAAGGCCCGGTCCCTTTTTTTACTTTTAAATGATATGGTTGGTCTGACCAAAGGGTGGGCTCACCCTTCGGAGCGAGGCTGGCCCACTCGTGGTCAAAACGGGCTTAATTGTTATAATGAATTTTCCAGGTTTGAAGCTCTTTAAGTTTTTCTACATATTTCACGGATTTTTCGGGCATCCCACAGTTATCAAAACCTTCCACATCCAACATCTTCATTAATAAACTTTTTACTTCGGGAACAATTCCTTCATATTCTTTTTTCAAATACTCCAAATCAGATTCCCCGGTCAACAAATCAATTAAATCGCCTATCGCGCCAGTAGCCATGACCCATTCGTTTTCGGTCAAATGGGCCTCATTTTCTATATCGCCGCCAGCCATAACCGTCATATACGTGTCGTATTGCTGGTCGGTTTTCTTATGCCATTTCATTTTTTACTCCTTTTTGTTTTTACCATCTCAGTCCGTCGCCAATTCAACGTAGACCTTGGTCCAATACGTTCTGGCCCAATCGCTTATGTTCGGGTTCTCAAGTATATTTCTAACCGCCAGTAGCTGAGACACCATTCTCCATTCGTCTTTTCTCATCATTTTCTCTCCAATTCACAAATTTCTGCTGTTGGAAAATCCTCATCTGTTTTACCTTCCAACATCTTTTCTGTCAAAAAGTTGTTTGCTTCTTTTTTAGATGCAAAAGGACCACGGACCTTGGAGCGTCCATGCTTCTTCGCATTATGTAAAACAATTACCCAGGTCACGCCTTATCCTTTTCAACAACGTAATCCTTGGTTATCACTCCCAAACTGGGATCGCCGCGTTTATGCTCTTTAATGTACACGCTTTTAAGAATGTATCCGTGCTCGTCCTTATAATGACGCCAGTGTCCCGCTACGTCGTGTTGACGCACTCCAGCAAACTCCGTGCGCTTTGGCTCTTTTGGCATAATTACACGGCCCTTGGTCTTAGGCAGCGTCAGCTTTACGCGCACGTGCGAGTCATGGGGGGTTGTTTCTTTGTTTAACCGTTTGCCTTGTACTCCAAGAACCTTTGGCTCTTCGACAAACCAGTCATAATTCATCAAAGACAGCATGGCTATCAATCGCGCATATTTGTTTTGATTGATCCGACCCTTCATTACTCCAAAATCACTTCTTACATTTTTTGGAGTGTCATACACGTAATCGTTCAAACCCAAGGACCATCTTTGAAAAAGGCCCAATAAGTCGTTGCTGGCCGGGGCTTCCTCATCTCCCAAAAACATCAATGGAAAAAAACCCGGATGGCGACGGTTTATTATGTCAGCCTCTATGTATTGTCCGCTCATACTCCAAATGCAGGTTTTGACACTTATAGGGTACAGAGCTACTGCGGTTTTTGCAGGGAAAAGCGTGGTTGTTTCGTCTCGCGTTCCGTACACCTCTTCGTAATAGTGTTCTATTACATACACATCTCCACGCTCACAACGTCTTCTTCCCACAATTGCATTATCCTCATTCACTAACGCAACTTCGGGAGATTCTCGAACATGAAAACCAACCAAGCCAAACCCCGGATACAAGTGTCCCAGATCAAATTCGATCCACTGATTGAAGTGACGAGGGCGGGCATTCAACATAGCTTTGTAAAGCTGATGCTGATTACCTTTCTCGACCTGCGGCTCAAGATACTCCAAGATCTCGTTGCTGATCTCGTAGGTCACACTGCTTTGAATCCGGTTAGTTCTTTCTCTTAATGTTTTTTTTACATGGACTTTCCACCCTTTAGGATGTTCAAAGTTTTCTAAACCACCCAAGCGTATAAACGGCTTCTGGATCGCGTGGATAACTTCCTGTTTAAGCTGACCCAGTTCCAGTTTTTCTCCTTCGTGGCTCATTCTTCGGTCCAATACATCTCGTTGATTGATGCGTCGATGTGGACAATTGGCTCGTCAGACCTGTTGTAAAACTGTCTTAAACCACAAACCAATGGGTTCAAGATTGCGGCCTTCTCCTCAAATTCCATCGATTGATAAACGTCGTAATCGAAAGAGATCGGTATGCGCGTTAGCAAAAACTTCTCTTCGCTATTGTGTCGCTCGACATAAACATCCACCCCCATGTCCCTGCGTTTATGTACATACTGCATCGAGGGATCACAAACCTGGAAGATAGGGCCTTTTGTTTCCTGTGCGTCGAGTTGCTGCTCGCGCTCAAAAAGCTTGTTTCTAAGGTTCTCCGTTTCCTGATACAAACGCCGATGCGCATCTATCCGAAACGAGTCGTTTTTAGCTGCTTTAGAATTTGCTTCTTCTATTTTAGAGTTCAACTTCTTGACCTTGTTTTCAAGTCGCTTGACTTTTTTGGTCAACTCTTCGTTTTGCTTCTCGATTTCATTTTTTAAAACCATGCTAGTTCTCCTGTTTAAGTTGGTGGTTTGGGCGGCGTTTTGCCGACATTGAAATTACGTGCTGCGAGTAGTCAACGCCCGGCGGGAGATGTTTTTGGATATCTCCCATTGCTATGTCCCGAAGGTCCAAATGGTTTTGCCATTTAAAACCAAAACTGTCTCGCGCCTCGTAGACTATCGCGATGTCATATTTCGCTACTTCCATTTTCGTTGTTTCCCTTTTCATTCCTTAGCACAGCGTTTAACCGTTCACGGTCCTCGGTGCTGATGTGTTTTTTAATGTTGAGGATCGACATCCCTAAAGCGTCAATCCCGTATTTCGCTTGAAACTCTTCGCAAAGCTCAACGAGCGTCATTTTTCCAAAGGCCCGATGATCATGTCCGCGATCTTGCCTCCAAACTCCGCGTCCTGCATGGCCTTCAACGCCATCAGTCCCGCTGCTGCGTTAGATAACTCCGGAAACGATCTATCAAACGCCTCGGTATCTTCTTCCCCATCGTCATACTCCACCTCAATGTGGAACGCGAACGAAGTTGGGTTGATTCCCATGTCGTTTAAAATATCCCCGATTAAGTCGGTTAAGTATTCCGTGTCTTTGACCTCTAATTGATCGTCGCCTAGCATTATGGTTTTCATTACGCAGCCTCCGATTCATACGTTTCAAAACAGTTGACCCATTGGGACAATTCTTTGTCCGTCATGTTCAAAAGTTCTTCCAATCGTTTGCGAATTGTTTTCGCCAACACCTCGTGCGGGATCTCATCCGGGTCTTCGAAAGTACTATCAACGTAAAAATTTGTGTCATAAATATGAGTAAATGCTTCCATTACACCGCCTCATAATCGATATCGACCCACTGTAAAGAAGTGACGTTGATCTCGTCGGTAGTTAGGTGGGCATACTCCGGGTTGCGGGTCACATTGGCACACAACATGACATTACCTGCCGCATCGTGCTTGAAAGTAAACGCTACCGTATCACCCTCAGAAGCTTGCTCACGTAAGACAGGAGCGGGGATATTGTAACGCTTGTCCTTGCGTCCGTTCTTCCCGGTCACAACATAAAACTTTATTGTCGTTTCAGTTCCGTCCGTGAAGTGCAGCGGCATTTCTTTTTTACTGCCATTAGTCATGGTGTCGAAATCGACGCCGAGCAACCGCGCCAAGCGGACCAGTTCTTTAAAACAATCCGGGTTACCTTTTTCGATCATGGTTTTGGTCAACGTCTTGCTGACCGCTGGTATTAATAGTTCCATTAGTCTTCTCCGTTTAGTATGTTCAATGATAAATCTGCACTTTCGGCAAGACCGTCAACCATTTGCCATCCAGCCCTTATGGCTTCCATGTCTTCTGCCTTTATGCCCGCCAACACTAAACGTAATGCAGCGGCTTTTGTGGCGGTGTCCGTGACCGCATCTCTCAACTCTTTGAGTTGTTTGTCCATTGATTTCATTTATCTTCCTTTTGTTGTAGCTCATCGAGCTTGTTGTTGATGTCTTGGAGAGTGGACTGGATGTCTCGAACCACGGACCACGCTTCTTGGACTTCTTGTTCTGACAGCGTGATTTTGATCTCGATCTTTTCCATTCGTTTCTCCAAGTCGGTTTCTGATAATAGGGGTATTTGTTTTGATATGCAACACCTCCTATATGAAAGTTGTTTATTACTTTTAGTTATAAGTTTATTTTATATTGGTCTTGATAGGTATGCGAAAATATGGTAAAATATAGGAGGGTCATAAAACCTTTGTCGAAACTGACCCTTTCGATTGTTCTTTAACCGGCCGCTGCTGCGGCTACAATTTAAACAACTAAACGGAGGTGCTTATGAAAGTAAGCGATGAAGCTTGGTGTCTTTATGAAAAGACAAACGTATTTCTCATGGAAAGATCGATACCGATTCGGTTTCGAGACTGCCCAAGCAAAGAACCAAAGATCGATTTGGCTCAAGCCCGGAAACTGGCGCGACGTTGTTTTAGAAAATTTTCTAAAAGGCCGCTCAGTTTCTACGTTAACAGAATCGAAGCGATCTCAGGATCGACCCACACTTGGACCAACAACAAGAAAGGCAATGGAAAAACCTTGCTTGTCAATGTCCACAAAGATTGGGGCGAGTTCATTCACGACCTGTCTCACTTGATTCAGGCCAAGAATCAATCTCGATACCGGAGGGGCAAAGCTTGGCATTGTGCGGAACACGCGGCTTTGGAATTCAGGATCGCAAAAACGGTCTTGGAGGATTGTCCATGAAAATTCCAAGCAACCTGACCCAAGCTTGGCTCGATAAAAAGGGCTTCAAGCTGGTAGAGATCTATCGCAACGGTTACCGCCTAGCGATTCTCAGATCTGTCGGTAGAAAGTGGGCACACCTAAGTGTGGCCGCAACTGGGGACAACTTCAAAGTACCAGTTGACCAGTTGATGTACCGGCCCGTTGTTCGCAAACGTGGACAATGGACTGTGGACTACAACTAATAAAGGGGGCCTCGGCCCCCAACTCCTAATCAACTAAATCGAGGTAAAAAATGAAAGTAAGAATTCAAGAAACCATAGAGCTTCGCAAACACGAGGTTCAAGTTTTAAAAAAAATGGCGGAAGAAAACGGCTACGTTTCTTGGCGTGACTTTGTTAGCTGGAGAATTTGCTCACTGGGCTACGGTGATTTAAACGCCGAAATTTCTGAATGGCTAGAACATGAAGAGTGGCAAAACATGACCGAAGAAGAGCGAGAAAAAAATGAGGTTGCTCCGGTTTAAAAATAAGAAAGGGGCTTCGGCCCCTTTTTTGTTAATTCGCCTTTCTATATAGTACTTTTTCATAAAATTAATTTTTTTAAAAAAATAATTTCAAAAATGCCGGTACTGGTGGGACTAATGGGATTGCCCAGTAAACACGCGGCTTTCAGCCGTACCGGCACGGTCCCACTGGTGTTTAACAACGGGACAGTTTTCGTTAAATTGCATTTCCACATAGGAGTTTTCAGGAAATCTTTTTTTTATTTTTTTATTTTTACTAAAAAGTACTATATGGTAAGCGTTTTTAATTAGGTAAGATTTGTCTTATGGCAGAACAGGTAATTAAGAAAGAAACCAGAGGCCGACCTCGGGTTAGTGAGGCGACCCGACTGACCGGGAAACAGGTCAAGTTTGTTGAACTGGTTGCAACCCGAGAAGGTCAGGACACTTTGCAGAACCTAGCAATCGAAGCTGGGTTTAGTCCGAAGGGTGCGAACACCCGAGCATACGAAATGCTCAACCCCAGGATTTCTCCACATATATGCAAGGCGTTGCGTGAACGCAGAGAACAGCTTGCTGAAAAGTATGAAGTGACCTATGCCAGACACATTCGTGATCTTCAGAAGATCCGTGATGATGCTCTTGCCAACGGAGCTTACTCGGCGGCAGTGCAAGCCGAAAAGGCGAGAGGGTTAGCGCAGGGTAATATCTATGTGAACAAGAGCGAGATCCGTCATGGGTCGATTGATTCCATGAGCAAGGAACAAGTCAAAGAAGCACTAAACGAACTCAAGCGTCAGCTTGGGGAAAAGGTGGTTGTTGATGTCGAGCCAGAGCGAGTCGAGCTTCTGGAAGACGCTCAAGTGGCACATTGAAAAATCAGGGGCCGATGTTGTATTAACTCGGATCGAGAACTCCCAGACTCCCGGTATCCCCGATCTTCTTTTTTGTGACCGCAAGCGCAACCTGCATTTGATTGAGTTGAAGGTAGCCACGGGTTGGAAACCTAAACTCAGTCCTTTTCAAATTAGTTTTGCTGTTCGGCACCAAGCTGCAAGGGCGTGGGTGTTGATCCAGAAATGGCAAAAGGATGAGAATGAAATCTACCTGTACCGTGCCGATCAGGTTATGAAACTGATGGAGAAAGGCATGAAAGGAGTTAAACCGAAAGAAGTGTTTACGTTGCCGGTTGGTCTGGAACGGTTTTTGATAGCCCTTGAGGATTTCTGATGAGTCATATAGGATGAATCCCATGAGTAGTTTTAATGTACTGGAAGTTAAAAAATGACTTCCATGAAAAATGTATATCCTTTATAGGAAACATTTAGAAAAGCAGCAGAGGCTAGAACAGTTACGACAGGATCGTTTGGCGCGTATTGCCAAGGAAAAAAGATTAAATGAGATTAGAAAACAAAAACTAGCTCGTTTAGAAAACATGGTAAGGAAAAAGCATTTAGAGGCGGGCATGACTCTTGAAGAAATTAATAACGGAGTCTTGTATAGGTAAGGGTTGACACTTCAATAGTTGTGTGTAGGATATCTCCCATACAACAACTAAATAGGAAGTGTTATGTCACTAGAAAAAATCAGCGAGCTTATTAAAGTAGCCCGATCCGAATCTACCGAGTACGATAACTTTGTGAAGGACGATCCGATTTCTGCCTTTCTTAGCTTGGAAGCTGCTAACAAAATCACACCTCTGGATCTTGATCGTATGATCGATAATCCCTCGGCGGCTCTTCATGATCTATTTGGGATTGGCCGACACCTAAACCCAGAAACCAAAAAGTTTGATAATTGTTTTCATCCCCGCTTTGCTAATTTTTTAACGGTCAGGGTTGAAGTCGAGAAAAAATTCATAGCGACGGCTAGTGCTACTATTGATATTGATCCGGACGATGTTTGGAAGACTCTCGGATATTCTTTAGAAGAGGTGATCGAACACGACATGGATGTGATGCACTACGTCGATGATTATTTGCAAGAAGTGGATGAGGAAAACCACCCTTCCGGTTTGGATCTTCAAGACCTGAAGGATCAACTGGAAGAAAATTTCGAGTATGAAATGGAGGACTTTCGTTGGGGCAATGTTGATTGGAAGGTGAAGAGGTAATTATGACGCAGTACAACGAAAACAATTCAATATCGATTGTCTGGAGCATTGAAGACGTTAAAGGGATACGGCCCGATTTAAACGATGACCAGTGCATGAAGGTTTTACGCATGGTCGAAGATAAACACGATGCAACCTTTGGCGTTAATTGGGACATGATTGAAGATTGGGCCGATCATTTGTATCCGTGGGAGGAAAGTGAATGAAAGATAAAGCAATTTGGGGCGTAACTATTGACGGGATCAAGGTAGACACGCCACTCAGAACTTATAAAGAAGCGAGGGAGCAAGCGCACTGGATCGCAAACGGTGCGCACTCGTGGTATGGAATTGAGGTTGTTAATTTTACTGATCAGTCGGAGGGGTAAGCAACGATGTGCAGCAACAAAGTGCTAATTGACGTGCCGAAAGGTTTGGATTATAAGACTGTTGAGTACCCTTGTGGATCGACGGGCATTTATGGACAAATGATTTTGTGCGACAAATGCGAACCGCAACGTAAAAACCGCCAAGCCTTAGCCGATGCCGACAACGCTTGGATGAAGTCTGCCGGGTGGGGAGAAATTTAAATCCGGGCTTGTTTTGGTGGGGATCTATGTATAGGATAGATCCCACAACTAAACCGGAGACTTAAAAATGACAATTGAACAAACTGTTTTTGATATGCTTACGACTTCGACGGGCACTCATATGCTCGACAGTGGCGGCGCGAATGGTCGTCACTGGCAACGTAATCAAGAGCGATCCATAGAAGATTTTTTATCTGAACCCGAGGCGGTATTGAGTACCGAGTATGATTACCCGGAAGTTACCGTTTCACTATTTCACAAGCTGACCAGCGGCGTAATCTATCTGGATGAGTTCTCGAAAGAATTTAATTCTTTGCCCTGCGATAATTGGGACGGGGATTATTACGGGACTAGCGTCGAGCAATGCGAGTGGCTAGTAAACCGGGGTTTCGATCAGGCGAACAAAGAAAAAAAGTACTATAAGGACGGTTGGAATACCTATAACTGGGAGAATAATTTTTCTCAGGTATTGCAGGGGCATGATTTGGTAAACCATGAGGACGAAGATTACGTTTTAATTCAGATCCACCAAGGTGCCGACGTGCGTGGAGGGTATACCGACGCGAAGTTGTTTCGCTTAAATGATTATGTGGAACCGTGGCGGGTGGTAGATGATCGCGCTTACTTTTCGATTGACGGTGTTAACGGTGCGACGATGTTTATTGATTGCACGGGTTCCGAATTGGAAAGTGAGGGCACTCGTTTAGATGAGGAAGATATACGCCTGATAAAAGAAAAAACGGGCGGCAATTTGATAGGCGAGATCGACAAAGATTTTTAGAACCTGGCTAAATAAAAACCTCCGTTTATGCCCCGCTATATGCGGGGTTTTTTTTGTCGTCTAGATATGCGATGATGCTTATCCAATCAACTAAACGGAGACGAAATTGGATTATTATATTTTGCCGAACGGCGTTAACTTACACCTAACACGATCCGACGATACTATTTGTTTCTCAGGATCGGCCACGGGTAACCACTGGCTATCTGCAACGCAAACAACCGACGCCCGATTAAGAGAACATTGGGACGGCTACAAAAGCAACGCGCTAAAAAACTACTGGGAGAATGTATAAATGAGTTATGTAATTATGGCGATAGATGAAACGGGCGGCGAGTTTAACGCCGGGAACCAATCGTTTAACACTGAGTCGGACGCCTATGAAGCTTTGTCCGAGGTGAAAGAAGGGTATCCGGAGGCGCGTCGGATCTGGGTCGAATTGTTACGAGATAAAGACTATTTTTTATCGCAGCGATCCGATCCCGATTATTACGATGATATCGACGATTATGACGCCGATCTTATGTACCGCGAGTATTAACCAGCTACGATCTGAAACGACCCCGCCTAGTGCGGGGTTTTTTTTGGCTGCGATTAGTCTTATACTGTCAGTCCAATTCAACTAAACGGAGAATAAATTGGAAGAAACAAAAAAATATATAGAAGTGCCGCCGCCAAGCTGGGAGACGTGCGCGAGGATCTGGGCCGCCGCGGTAGAACACGGAACCGAAAATCTAACGAGCCGCGCAGCCGCTCGCGAGGAACTGATCCGAATGGGCGCGTTATTAGACAAACTTGAAAAACAACTAAACGGAGAAACAAACTAATGAAATATGATTTTGTAATTGACTTAGGCAAACCCGAACGAATGAACCTCCGGGCGGCTAAACTTGTTCTTGAATGGGAATACAACCCCACGCAAAACCAAAGCTATCCGGGCGTTTCCGCCGAACAACATTCGGGCGTTGAATGGTATGTTCAAGCTTGCGGATTAATCCCAGACTTCTATGCGCGAGCTATTGACGAATGGGAAACCGAAAACGGTGCGGGCTGTAACACTGACGATCCCCGCGGGGAGAAACCCACTTTGTCCGAGATCGCCGAGCGGATGGATACGATTTATGGGTTTGGCGGTTTCCGCTCTTATTTGTGGCAGGGTAAGGTTTTGGATGATGGCACGTTTGAAGCTTTGCCTTCCGATGATGACGAACAAGACCCGCCGTTAATTCCTTATGTTCATTTAGTGCATCCGTCGGAGAGGCATTTGGAATGTTTCATTTATCCATACGGGGTTGTTACCCTCCGGGATATCAAAACCGGCGAAACCAAAACGGCGCGATTCGATTAGATCCCGCCGCCGATCCAAACGACCCCGCCGTGCGCGGGGTTTTTTTTGTCTGCGATCTTTCTTATACTGTCAGTCCAACTAAATGGAGAAACAAATGCTAATAGATAGCTTTACAAAAAAAGACTACACGCAAGACGCGGACAAGTTAGTCGCAATCAATCCCCGGTGGCAGAAACAAGTTAAGAAATGGGGCAAGGCAATGCGTTTGGTCGATTACTGGGTTGATCTCGGTTATGTAGCCGACGGTTTCGATGACAAGAAACATTACCAAGAATGTCTCGACAACGAAGAAAAGTATTGGAATCAAGTGAAAGAGATCGAGTTTTCCTTACCGAAACGCGAGATCGAGAACGCTGCGCGACAGTTAATCGACATTGTGAACGCTCAGTTTGTGAACGATCTGGTAGACGACGCCTACCAACGGGGTAAGTCTGACGCGAGATTGGAAGCGGAAAAATTCATCGATGACCATTTGATTGTCGTTAGGGGTTAACCCGATTCGATCCAAACGACCCCGCCGTGCGCGGGGTTTTTTTTGCCCGCCATTTAAGAGTGTAACCGGCCCCGGCCCGCCGCCCGATCCCCCCGCCAAACGTACCGCGGCCCGAGGTTTGGGAACTGGGCGGTTCGAACCGCGATTCGCGCCCCGTGGTGGAAGTCATTTTTTAACAAACATGGAAGTCATTTTTTAACGTACACGATCCCCGGCCCGCGATCCTCCGACCCGATCCGCGCACCGATCCGATACCACGCCGGGTCATATTTTGTCAGCATGGGGGCCAGATGCCAGGTGCCACAAGACAACGCACACAAAACGGGCTCCGGGTCCCCCGGACAATCGAGGCTATCCGGGAGCCACGATCCGCGACCCGGCGGGCGCGATCCACGCGCCGCGCCGCGCTGGCTGGCGAGCGTGTAAAGGTGCAGGTTTTCCGCAAACAATCACATAAAAAATCAAACGGCTTTCACTGGTTAAAAAAAGTGCTATTCTTAGCCCCTGAAACGCGATTAGGGACCCCTATGAGCCTTAGTCTTGAAACTTTTGACGAAACACAACAATTACGCCTAGAACTGCGTCTGAAGCAGTTAGAGAAGCTTGAAGCTTGTCAGGATGAATTTATTCCATTTGTAAAAAGCATGTGGCCCGGATTCATTGCAGGGCGGCACCACTACATTATTGCCGAGAAGTTAGAAGAAATTGCGAGCGGCAAGTTAAAACGTTTGATCATCAACATGCCTCCGCGGCACACGAAGAGTGAATTTGCA